CATTTTGAATGGTGTCTTCAATACGGTAAAGATTACTACTCTTTTGTAAACGGGTCGTTTTCACCCCCTTTTGAATGGTGTCTTCAACTTCGGGGTGACGATTGGTCTTGAATCGGGTGTTCTTTACTGCCTTTTGAATGATGTCTTCAACTTCACATATACCTACTGTTGGATTGTCAGAGGTGTGTTTCACTCCCTTTTTAATGGTATGTTCAACTTGATTTATGAGTTCAGTCATACATAATTGGGTGTGTTTCACCCCATTTTGAATGGTGTCTTCAACAAGATCAAACACAGTTGTTTTGGTTATTACGGTGTTTTTTTTCTCATTATAGATGTTTTCTTGAATAAAAATTTCACGTTCATTTCCCATCATTTGAGTTTCTTTTACTCCATTTTGAATGGCGTCTTCAACCACTTCCGACGGAAAGTCATGAAGAAAATGAGTGTGTTTTACCCCATTTTGAATGGTGTCTTCAACAAACAATGGATGTAAATCTCCACCCCGTGCGGTGTCTTTCACCCCATTTTGAATGGCATCTTCAACTTGCCATCCGAAAAGAGGCATTTTTCTGTGGATCTCTTTCACCCCATTTTGAATGGCGTCTTCAACACTTGCACCACCTTCACCTCGTTGAAAACCAGTGTGTTTCACCCCATTTTGAATGGTGTCTTCAACTTCATCAATTATATCTTTTTCATAGTCAACGGTACGTTTCACCCCATTTTGAATGGTCTCTTCAACGTTTTGATTAAAATATGGATTTACAAATGAGGTTTCCTTCACCCCATTTTGAATGGTGTGTTCAACCAACGTCTCATCGATCAAGACGCCATCGTTGGTGTCCTTCACCCCATTTTGAATGGTGTATTCAACCATGCTTTTTTCATTATGTCGATAGTGTCGGGTGTCATTCACCTCAGGTCTAAGAAATCTTGATTCAAACCATTCTTGTATCAAGTTTTGGTTATCGGTTGCCTTCATACCTAAGATTTCAAATATCTCCGTAAAGAAAGAATAGTTATACCAAAGAATATTATCTTCAGTATATTCAACAACCCATCTTTTTTGGTCTGTAAAAATAAGCCAAGTCGATTTGTTCAAAGTATATTTGTCAACACCTTCAATCTCACCATCAATAAGTTTTGAGGCTAAATCTTGTAGTTTTTTTCCTGTTGGGTTTATCATGATAATTTATTGTTTTCTTTAATTACATCTTCTACGATATCAGTAAAAGGATATTTCATATTTTTATTGCGAGAGTAATACTCACCGTAACCATTCAAGTCAGGATTCAATTCTGGTAATTCAATAACTTCCTTAATACCATTTTCAATAACACCTTCAACATTACGCCATGCGTAGGGATTTTCGGCTATGGTGTGTTTCACCCCATTTTGAACGATGTCACTAACAAGTGAGGCACGGTGCATGTATTCGACAGCATAATCTACAAAATTAGAATTATCAACGGTCTTGGTTTCTTTAACTCCCTCTTGAACGATTTCTTGTATATTTTTAGAGTCCTTTTCATTACGGTAAATAGAACGTTTAACACCATTTTGAATAATGTCTTCAAACCTTTCATCACCATCCAACCAATCACCATCTTCGGTATGTTTTACACCATTTTGAGTAACATTTTTAATTCTTGATTTACGATAAAAGTGAGATTCTTTCATATCTTTAACTCCGTTTTCAATCACATCCTGAACTTGATCCATAGGTATATGTGTGGGTATATCGTTTTCTAGTTTGAAGTATCCGTGATAACTATGTCTATCGTGGTTCATTTCTTTAGTATCCTTAACCCCATTTCGTATGGTGTCTTCAACTGTTCGATAATGTTGGTTAAGTCCATGTTTGGTGTGTTTCACTCCATTTTGAATGGTGTCTTCAATACGAATGAGTGGTGGAAAAAACACTGAAAGGGTGCTCTTTACCCCCTTTTGAACGACTTTTTCAAGAGTATTTTTAGTTGGTTCATAAAAATCTAAAACTTCTTTCACCCCATTTTCAATGGTGTCTTCAATAATTGTATACCTGTCTCCCCCTATTTTAGCGATGAGTTTCACCCCATTTTGAATAGTGTCTTCAACTCTAAATTTTAATGGAAACACCACAGATTCGGTGTTCTTTACCCCATTTTTAATGGTTTGTTCAACTTGTGGCTTTCGACTGGCAGAAAGAGATGTGCTACCCTTCACACCATTTTGAATGGTTTGTTCAACCCGTCCATCTTCTTCCTTGTCTTTATATCTGGTGTTCTTTACCCCATTTTGAATGGTGTCTTCGACCTGTTGGACCAAATGACGCTTCCGCACTTCAGTGTCCTTCACCCCATTTTGAATGATGTCTTCAACTTGAGCAATCGCAGGATTTGCACCAAGATTGGTGTGTTTCACCCCATTTTGAATGGTATCTTCAACATTAGGACTAGAAATCATACTTGAGTAATGGGTGTCTTTCACTCCATTTTGAATGGTTTCTTCAACAAAATGTCTGTTACGATATTTAGTTCCTGTGGTGCCCTTCACCCCATTTTGAATGGTGTCTTTAACAACCACCGAATGGATATCTGAATAGACGGTGTTCTTCACCCCATTTTGAATGGTGTCTTTAATTTGTTTCTTGGGATTATCCCAAACAAAAGTTATATCTTTCACCCCATTTTGAATGGTGTCTTCAACTTCGAAAGGTAATTGTATTTTTTCAAAGGAGGTGTGTTTCACCCCATTTTGAATGGTATGTTCAACTATATTGTGAGTACGTCTTAGGGCGTGTAGGGTGTCCTGAGCCTTTAGTTTATTCAAAAATCTACTTTCAAACCATTTTTGAATTAGGTCTTTATTATCAACACAATCCAAACCAATAATTTCCATTTCTTGTTTGAAGAAATAGTAATTATACCATAGTGTTTGTGATTTGGTATATTCCACAACCCATCTCATCTCATCGGTGAAGATCAACCACATACTACCGTTGTGGTTATATGTATCAACACCTTGTATGGCTTCGTCAAAAATACCAAATAAAAGTTTCTCTAATTTTTTTCCTGTTGGGTTAATCATTTAATATCCCTCCCCTGTATTGTTTTCAAATTCAACACCATTTTTTTTTGCGAACTCTGATACCAGTTGTTCAACAATCTCTTTATCCATTCGTCCAAAATCCACAGAATAACCATAAACTCTGATTCCATTATCAGACCAACGAACTCGTCCACCTCCACGAACTCTCCATTCCTTTAGTTCAGGTTCCTTTTCTCTGAAGTAATCTCTAACTTCCTCGTGGAACTCTCCATAACCAGAACGAAATACGAACTCACCATCTTTTTCCAAGATGATACATTTACGAAGTGCGTTTTTTTCAATTATAACTTTTTCCATAATACAAATATAAGTTTTTTTTGTTTGTGTTTTCTTAAACTTCCGTGAAAATAAAATTCTCATATTTTTGACCTAAACCTTCAAATCTATTCTTGTGGTTTAAATAGTGATTGAAAATATCAATCATACTTTCAACCTGTGGAATGATGGTTTTCAAGTCAGTAGATTTGCTAGTCAATGCAAAGTTTAGAAAAGGTTTTGTATCTGAAATAGATATTTCAATATACCATTCATCACCATATTCCCAATAACGTCTATCGATACAAGATTGTATAAATTTGAGTGGTTCTAATGAATCACAAGTAAACCAAATAATATAAGGTCTATAATTGTGTCCGCAGCATGATTCATTTGTTGTAATTCCCTTCATTGAATTGAGTGTATCGCACAAGTCAACACATTCGGCATCCATAAACTCATAATCACCTTTGTTATTTAATGAAGATAAATTATCCAAAATTTTATCTGAATACTTTATTTTATTACTTAATACTTTCATATTATTCTAATTTATTAAGTTTTGAATGATTAAAAATAAAATCACTGAATATACTAATGAGGTTATAATAGTACCAATTAAAACTCCTTTGTTAAATTTTGTCATCTTATTCTAATTTAAAGGTTAATTTGTTTTATTTTACCACACTCTTCACATATTAAAGTTTGTCTTACTGCTGTGGGAATATCTGGGATTTCGGTATCATGTATGTTTGTATTGTTGTGGATTTTCCACTTATGCTTACAAGACCATTTTTCTATTAATTTACGTAACATCTTATTCTGATTTTAATTATTTACACAAAGATATTAATAATATTTTGATTGGACAATTAGAAATCGTTCTAATTCTTTCTTTCAAAGTAAAAAACCACAGGATTTTGTTTGACTTCTATAAGTCCGTAATCTCTCGCCAACCTGAAGTTCGGTGTGTCTCTTTCTAATCTATCTATTGAGGTTTGTACGATCTCTCTGAACTTCTCTAATGTGTATGTACTTTTCCACTTATTACAACGAGAACAAGAAGGTAAAAGATTATCCATATCGTCGGTCCCTCTCTCAACTCCCCATCCTTGAAGTGTTGTGTCATCATCATTCCGGTATAATGGTTTAACGTGATCCACTTGCATTTGTTTAATGGTTATCTCATCACCACAATAAGCACAATGTCCACCACACTTATCATAAACCTCTTGTCTATTGATTTTCATTATCCCAAACTTGTAGGGTAAAACAAAAGTGTTGGATTCTTTTTTTGGATTTCAGGCACATCCCCTTGAAGTTCTAAATATTTTTTAAATTCCATAACATCAAATCTACCAGTGATTAAATGAAAACCATTTTTAGTTGGTATGGTCGCATAAACCTTATCACCCTCAGGACGAACACCATTTACAACTTTCATAATCTTCAAAAGAGATTCCTCATCTTTGGTATCAACATCCACAATCCATCTTTTTTCGTGGGTCTTCAACTGACCAACAACAGAATCAAACAGACCTTGTTGTTTGTGATTACCATCCTGAATACGTTGCGCCAAGGCAACCATCATATTAAGTGATACATCCTTATGATTTTGTTTTTGAACGTGGATGTAAGCACGAGCCTTAAACATCTCACAGAGTTGTTTAATCTCATCGTATCGTTTTTCAAGATACTCAATACTATTAACACAATAACTCTTTATGGTTCTAACTGACTGGTGATTATCTTTCTCACCTTCAGGTTGATCTTTCTTTCTTTTAAAGACATAGAGCATATAAAAGTCACCTTCATCAGTGAAGTTCAAAAGTCGTTTTATTTGTTCTATGTTATCTATCATTTTTTTACTTCGTTATTGTTGTCTAAATAATATTTTTCAAAGATACTAATATTTTCCATACCAACCTCTAATATATTATCTAACACGTCATCAACACTTAACTCTTCGTCTAAAAACTTAACCAACTTATCCATTAGTTCCTCAGAAAGTAATGTGGGATCTTCCAACAAAAGATGAGTTTGATCTGTGATCTCAAATGGAACTTCGTACTTGTTTAATATCCCATCAACTCGTTGTTTCAATTTGTCCTCAAAGAAAAATGTATCATAAGATCCATCTTCAAGATCACCAGAATCATTAACACCATCTAATGTAAGTTTGATTGCCCATCTTCTTTCATCTTCGGTCATCTTGTCCCAAATTCTTTCCTCAAGTTCGTTGCTCTTGAATGGATATGTGTATTGAAGGATTTTGTATTTTGTTAGATCAATCATTTTGTAATACTTGAATGCTCCACTTGCCTAATTTTAGCAAAGTAGTTTTTAGTAATTTCCTCTTTGGTTTCACAATATTCTCCTTTAATCATAAAGTCAAATACCACTTCAATACCTTCTTTAAGGAACTTTCGGGTAGGGTTCTTATCTATCCATTTCTGACTGTCAGGACAAAGCGGATAAAGTTTTTCATCTTTATCGTGTTTCACCATCCATTCACCGAGTGTTTGTGTTAAATATCCTGTCATGACTTTAAACGTTTTTCTAATAATTCATCCATTTTGTCGTACATTAAATCTAATAATTCACGACTAATAGAATATTTAATGGAAATATTGACTTTATTTTTGGTCATTTGCTTTTCAAAATTCCAAATTAAACTTCTTGTCGAATGAACTTGGTCATATGTCTTACAAGAATCGATAACTTTCTCAATCCAAATTTGAACGTCTCCGTAATGTGTGCTTCTTTTTTCCATAATCAATCATTAAATAAGTTAATTAAATATTGATACATTGGTTCGTATGGGTCAGGCGCTTGTCGACCTAATTGGATCATAAACTCAATGTTTTCTTTTTTATACATCTCAAACATACGACTACCTGTCATCTTTGAGTATTGTACGTTTGCAATTCGGTCACACAACTTAACAAAGACTGCACCTGGTGTGTTTCTAATACCTTCGTAATATTTGTTGTTTGCTCGTTCTTTACGGTTTTTACCTTTCTCGTTGGTAAGTGCGTAGATGATATCAGCGGCTTCTTGACCCAAATTGTTTTTAACATCGTTGTAAGAAACACGAGTATCTTCTATAAGGTCGTGACCCCAACACGCTAACATACAAGCGTTTAGTGTTGATACTTGAGTCACAGGATTAACGATTTGGTTACCTGTGTAGTACTCTTTAAAAACATCAAGAAGGTATTTAAATTTTTCACCTACGTTGCGAACCATACGAAGGTGAAATTCATACGGCAAATAAGTGTCGTACATATGGTTGGTACTTTTGTGTTGTTCCAAAACCCATTCTACTTTACTGTCCATTCTTTCCATAATACAAATATAATAATTTTTACTGTTCGTTTGTAGGTTTTAACCACATTAATTTATTCTCAAAGATGTATCTCTTTAATGTTGGGTAGTCATTCAACATATCTAACGTACCCATCGTATCGTGTTTGAAACACTTATGTAATTCTTCACGGATCCTATCAGTTGAAACCACACCCATCTTATTTTCGTAATCGTAATTGTTGATGTAGTAGTCCAGCGTCTTCAAACTAAATCCTTTAGTGATTGAAAATCGGATTGCTCTTAAAATACGAAGTGGATCATCATCAAAAGTTTGTTGTGTTGGTAATGGAGTTACTAAAACCATTCGTCCCAAATCAATCATCCCATCAAATAAATCAATAATATCACCATTCTCATCTTTAGCCATTGCATTAACGGTAAAATCTCTACGTTCTAAGTCGTCTTTAAGAGTACCAGGTACAATGATCGGAGTTCTTGTATTAGGAATATACCCAATCTCCTTACGAGCCATTACAAAGTCCGCAACCCCCTGATATTTATGATCCTTTGGGAACTTCGCTCTAATGGTAAAACAATCAGGTGTAACCAAGAAGATTTCAAAACCTTCCTCTTTAAGATATTCTTCAAGGATATCAAACATATCGTGAGCGGAACTAACATCTATAAGTAACCCATCAGATGGTACCGCAACATAATCCACATCTTTAGATTTGAGACCTAAAATCTCGTCTCTAACTTTACCACCAACTTCATAAAATTTAAAATCCATACCACAAAGATACAAATTTTTTTATAAATAAAAAACCCCAACCGTAAGATTGGGGTGATATTGTGAAACCTTGTTGTTTATTTTTAGTTAGTCAATAACGATTGCTCTTAACGAGTCAGATGTTAATGAATCTGATTTTATATAAATTAGTTTATTCTCATGTTTTTTTAGAAAATCATCTAAAGTGGTTTGGTAGGTTGTCATCAAATATTCTCTACCATTAATATTCACATGAGTATGTATTGTATAATGAATTTCTGTTTTGGTTCTTTTCAATTCACTACCACATTCAGGGCAAAACTTCCAAGATGATTTTTTAACTTTTGTCGAACATTTTGGACATTTTTCAATCAAATCTCTTTTCTCAATAGGTTTTTGAGATTCAGGTAATATTTTCCAAACCGATGTTGATACCGTCCAAGAGTTGAAGTTTTTACTAACCGTCGTAAAACTTTGGTCACTTGATGAACCTTTTTCAACTCTACCCGTTTCAATTGATTTAGATTTTAATCTTCTTTCAGGTTTTTCTCTTTTTTCATACTTTGAGCTACGTGGTGTTGCGTTATTAGAAAAACTAAACGAATTAGAAGTAAGGTGTATATTTGAATTGCTAGTTGCAAAATCAACCCCATTAGTTGTGTAAAAATTATTACCTATTGGTGTGTTATAATTATCATTATTATATGACCTATAAGTAATTGATGAATTATTTAATCCAAGAGTGAATATCACTTGTTCCTCATAAAATAGAATCTCAACATCGCCATTGTTTGCAATTGCATTCATGGTTTCGTTTGTCGTATCTACGGTATAAGTTTCAAACTTGAATTTGCGAGGGTCATCAATGTACCTCTCAAGAAATACTCTTTCACCAGGTTTTAGGATAATCCCACCACCATTAATAAATTCTCCGTTGATTTTGATTTTTGATAAGACGGTTTGTCTTGATGGGTTGTAGAGTTCAATTTCAAACTCTGATCCGTTTTTTAGATAAACATTCTGACCGAATTGTTTGATCCTTTGTCTTCCTTTTGTGATGTAAGCACATGGCTTATCACTGTTTTGTGTGTAATACATTTTTCCTTATTTTATTTTTTATGTTTATTGAACTCCGATTTGTTGGTCTCTCTCCAACTCAAATGCCTCGTGGACACTCGGACCTCAGTAACAAGGTTTCAGGGATAAATATATTATACTTTTATTTTGTTGTAAAGATTACTCTATTTTTCTTTAAGGGTATAATGTGTTTTTAATTCTTTCGCGTCTTTCTTATACCTTTCGTTGAACCACTGTAGTATCATCTCGTCACTTGGGATATAACTTTTAATTTCATCGTAAATGTCTTTTTTAATCCAAAGTATATTGGGGTCGTCTCGTTTAATAAAACCAAGTTTCCCATCATCTTTAAAATCAAATACATGTTTTATACCGGCATACTCATATCTAAAAATGTAATCTTTCGTTTCTTTATCGTAAAAGATTTCATTTCTACCATATTTTTTAACGCTATGATTTGATTTTTTATTTAACTTGTTAAGTTCGGGTATCATATTTTCAATAAAGTTACCCACTACAGATTCCCTAATTAACCTTTGTTGACGTTCTGAAATTATAATTTTCATTAACTACAATAATTTTTTAATCTCACTCTTAACTTTACCAAGTTCGTTGAAGTCAAACTCTTTACCAAATTTAGTACCTTCTTTTTTAACGGTGATCCCATCTTTTCTGAACATAACTTGTCCAACATGTTCACCATCACAGTGGATCTCAAAATCATTACCAACTTGTTTTACTTTACAATCGTGTGATTTAAGGAAGTCCTTGATCGTATTTTGAAATCTCTCGATCTTTACGTCGGCGTCCTTTTCTTTAACACCCTTATCGGTTTTACCTTCTTCTATAACTCTTTTTACAATTCTGATTAAATCAGATTCTGTAAGTTTTACTATCTTTTTCATACTAATAAATATTAGTTAAAATAAAAAACCCCCACCGTTAAGTGAGGGTTCTTCAAATATTAATTTTTAGTTTTTTATATTAAGGAAGGTTCCTGATCCTCCCGCAACGGTTTTAGGGAGTTTCCCATCCCAAGCCTGTGCTTTAACATATTCAACATACAGAGGTGTTAACTCTCGTTGTTTAATCTTCATCGATAGTGCTGCTGCCTGTGCGTTGATGATCGTTTCTGCTGAGTCAGCTCGTGCCACCGCAACTTTACGTTTACCTTCGGCAATTGCCGCCAACGCTTGTTGTTCGGATGCTTCAGCTTGTTGGATCGCCTTTGTTTTATTAATAATTGACTCTTGTAGTGCGTCTGGTGGTACAATATTAGTTCGTAACTGAGATACATTAAACCACTTAGATAAACGATTATTACATTCCATAACGATTGCGTTTTCAAATGCTTGTCGGTGATTAAATATACTATCAACTTCCCAAGTATTCGCCACGTCATTTACCGCTCCGATGATCGCGTTTTTCAACCACCCTTGCTCTACTTCTTGGATTGGTTTTCTTAAATTAACGAACATGTCTCCAATCGCATCTTCTCGTAATGAGTAGTTGAATGTAGGTTTGATCGTTGCTGAGAATCCACCTTTAAGAATTACACCTTGATCTTCATACTCGATGTGTTGTTGGTAAGTCGGAAACTCTAATACTTGTTCTGTCCAAGTGTTGTAAAGAACCCATCCTGTTTTATACTGGTAACTTGATACACCTCGTTGATTACCAATTAAGTTAATCTTCAAACCTTTGTGTCCGGCATCAATCTTTTCAATTGCGTAAGGTTGCATTGCCGATAGAACCAAACCTGTAATGAAAAGGATTAATGGTTTCATCAACCATGACACCTGAAACTTTTGTACCGTGTCGTTCCATCGATCAGTAGTTGTTACATACATTTTGTCTCGTGTTTTTAATGCGATGAGACCAGCCGCAAGCGTAAATGCTAAAAAAATTAATAAACTAATCATTTTTTTCTTGTTTTAGGTAATTGTAAATTAAATTGACTATGAGTTTTATAACATAAATTGTACTAACCAAAACTCCCAACGTTAGAACAATTTGTATTTCTTTCATCACTTCTCTACTAAAGATATATTCTGAGAATAAACCAATCAGATAAAGGTTGATGAGTGACAGGATGGTGACTCCCCACCATTTTGTCGTTAAACTTTTTAACATACTACTTCATGTGTTTTATATTTTATAACTCAACAAATATATGGATTTTTTTAATACCAATCAATTTTGTTTGTATTGTTTTGTTAAATAATCTTCAAGTTTCATAAACTCCCAATTTCTACCTCCTTGTTTTTCGTAATAACCTCTCAACTTCCCACAGTTCAAACTATACTTTCTATCGTGACCTAATCTATCTTCAACATATTTGAACTGAACTTCTTTGTTTAATACTTCACCGATCTTATTTACGATGTCTAAGTTGGTTAATCTAACACCGGTACCGATATTCATTACTTGGTTCACAACCTCATCATCAAACATTAGATCACAGATCACTCTTACATTATCATAAACATACATCCATTCTCTGACTTGTAGTCCATCACCATAAACAGGAATTGGTTTATCCTCCCTGATTGATCTTGCAATTGTTGGTAGGAACTTTTCCTCAAACTGATGTTCACCAAAGTTATTACAAGTTCTTGTGATCAGATATGGTAATCCATAGGTTCTGTTCGCAGATAATACCAACATATCAGACGCAGCCTTTGTTGCCGAATAATAAGAACTTGCTTTGAGTTCATCTTTTTCGGTTGCACTATGATTGATTGCAAAATGCTCCGCCATGTCACCATATACCTCGTCGGTTGAGATGTGGATGAACTTCTTTAGGTTCTTGTTTTTTCTTGAAGTCTCCAACAAGTTGAATGTTCCCTCAACATTTGTTTTAACAAATGGTAACCCGTTTGATATTGAATTGTCTACGTGTGACTCAGCAGCAAAATGAACAATATAATCAAATTCACCAAGTTCATCTGCGGTCACATCACAAATATCTTTCTCTAAAAAAGAAACATCGTGTTTGATATTTTCTTTTCTACCAGCATAAGTCAGTTTATCAACACAAAGAACATCACATTCAAAGTTATCCAATAGGTAATTTATAAAAGCGGAACCTATAAAACCCGCACCTCCTGTAACTACTACTCTCATATTAATCCCACCAATAGGCTAATCTTTCCTCTAAAATTCGGAAAAGAAGTTTATTTGCTTTATTATGATTATAATAAGAAACCAACAAACATAAACGCTGTTTATCATCTTGTTCTCCATGTTCTTTAACAACCCCACGAACCGAAGATGGGTATTTTGATAAGAACTCATCATATCTTTCACTCTTGGTAAGAATATCAATCGATTTAAGATCTGGTTTATCAGGAACCTCGCCGAATATCATCTCAGAGTGCCAATAGTCCATACACTCTAATTGGTAATACTCTTCTCTAACTCTTTCAATTAAGTTCAAAACCAAAGTCATGTCTCGGTTATCAATATCAATTCTTGTATGTCGATTCTCACTAACAAGGTATTCTCTTTGATACTCGATTTTCTTTTGTAAAATATAAAGAATATAGTTCCCATCCCATCCTCTATCGTGATAGATGGTCGGAGCCCACTTTATAAGATTACGACAACCTGTTAGAAAATATCTTATCCTCCAGTGTAATCTATCAAATAATGTTGTTCTATCCCAAGCAGAGTCTTCAGGGATTGGTAGTGGTTTATATGTTTTCATCGTAATGTGTCTATATCAAACGGTGGATAAATATTAACTCTATTACCATTACTATTGTGGTAGTATGCGGTGTCACCATCAAACTTCAAGGAGTCAGTGTACCATACCGCATTATGTGATTTAATAACTGGAGAGTCAGGTAAAATCACTTTACCACTTACTCGGTATTTGTACTCGTGACCACCACAAGAGGTGATCAACATTAAAATTAATAAACTAAATAGTGTTTTCATATTCTTCTTTTAATACTTCGTATTCTTTCATACAAGTTTTGAACTTGCGGCTCATGTGGGTCCATCCAACCATACAAACTAACCAAATTGATAGGTATAATCCAATATTAAGGTTTTGATCCCAAAATATAAAATATATCACCTCAAATAACCATAAAAATGTTAGTATACCTGATATCCTATTGTAGGTTGATGCTTCATTAAGTTTAGTCACCATTTCCACCAAAAGTTCTTGTTGTCTATCGTTCATTTTTTATTTTTTTACAAATGTAATAAAATTATGGTAATTCATCTAAAAAATTATCAAAATTGACTGGGTTAACAGGAATTAAGTCACCATATGTATCTAATTCAGGTGTATTATTATCCCAACTTGGTGTCATTCTAATCATTTTACCCATCACACCATTCACTGTCGCATCAGTACTGTTGAACACCGACTGTTGTTCCATAACCTTACCATTACGATATTTCTTAATCATCTTAGGTAATTTTAAGGTTCCCAACTTATACATCAAATTGATATTAGCCAACTGAACTCTTGCCACCTCAGAGAATTCAAATGGTGGCATACCATTAAACCTCGCTCGTTCTTGCACATTAAGTACTTCTTTCTGTCTAAATTGATATTCAACCGTAACCCTTTCATCACCTGTTGGTGATCCTTTACGAATTGAGAAGATCATACAATCAGGTCTTTGTGAATAAGTTCTAACACAATTTTTTTGGTGTTGTGACTCTTTCTCATAATCTTCGGTCTTCCTTAATAAGACAGGATAATAAGTTTCATCATTATAGATGATCGGTGTTTCTAATACATCAACCTCACCATAATATCTCTCAACTTCACCTGTTCTATAAGATTGTATTAATCGGCTCCATTCCTCGTGTTCAGATATAAATTCGTCCATGTTGTTAAACTTCATCTTAACGTCTTCACCTAACTTTTTCAAATCTATTTTGTATCTTACGTGTTCTTTAATCATCTGAACGGTTTCTTCCTGTAGATGGAGGTTTAAATTAGCAATACGATCTTTTTCTTTGTTGGTTAGTATTGATAAAGCCGTAGAAGTTTCTTTTCTATCTAACTTCCATAATAGAGACCAAAACATACCTCCTGACATATATTGTCGGTCTTGACATAGTCTTCCAATCGCATCATTTACAACATAACCTTGACTAAAAATTTTATCATCTAATTTGTTAAATCTATCAATCCCTAATAAATCATAAAGAATTGTTAGTCGATCAAAATCAATATCATCACACTCATTAATTAGTTTTTTAATCTTACTTCCTTTGAAGTTGTAATAACTCATGAAAGCATCAACCAAGTTGAGGTTGTTTTTTCTCATTTGATCTTTTGGTACGAACATACCTGTTAATTGTAACCAAGTGTTTGGTAATTTAAGTCCATTAACCAAATAAAAAGTCAAACTATAAAATTGTTGTGGATTATATGTTTCAAAATTTTGCGAATCAACCAAACCTAATTTATCCCAAATAGATTCTAAAAAATTATATACATAACTTTTACCATCCAATTTCTTATCAACACCATTAATAGTATCAATCATCTGACTAATGACATAATAATTAGGATTGACTTTCATGGATGATCCGATCTTCGCTTTCTTTTTAGATGAGTATACACCACTATAAAATAGTTTAGTTTTGAAACTAAAAGTTAAAAACCTTGTAATCTTTCTAACTAAAAAGAACTTACTACCAACTCTTCTCGTTGAGGAATAGAATTGATATTTCAACGAGATTTTATCATCTCCTTCTTCGATGAATACTCGTCTTCTGTTAAAATCAACACTCGCTAACGTGTTCCCATAGTTAGCAACATAGTTATCTTCATCTAAAAATAAATCCTCTGAATAGTAACTTTCTCCGGTTTTTTTTCTCCAAACCTGAGTCACTCTACTCTCACTTAAAGGGCAAGAATTAGAATATACGTTAGTACGATATTCCTTCTTCTCGACAAGTTTCCTAAATGTTTTACCTTCTACTTCCAGCATATCATAAGTATATAAAAAACCCCCAACTTTATCAATTGGGGGCTACATCTTTTTTCAATAAAATTTACGTCAACTTAACTATTAGCTTACCTGGATTATTCCACGCTTCGTTATAAGTGAAATCGTAATCTTGGAGATTTTTAATCACAACTTCGAGCATTATTTTACTCATCCCTGTGATGATTTCAACCTCCCTCCTCTTTTTTTGTATCTGTTCCCAAAGGAACTGATCTAAAAGTTTAGGGACATCTGCGTGTCTAACTCCGTGTAAATCAAGCGTATTCATAAAACTGAATTTAAGATATTATGGCTTTCGCCGAAGTTAGAGAATTTCTACTCGGTGTCGTAGAACATTCTCTCACTATCTTCAGTCGCCCATTTTTCATGACCTTCACAGTTAAACCAGTCTTTATTGACTAAAAAGTCCGGTCTATCAGGGAATGGTTTGGTCACAAATGATGGTTCCGACCACTTAATTCTATTGTTTGGTTGTAATGCAATTTGTCCGTTATCAAGTAGGATAATGTGGTGTGATTTGTGTTCCATCGGATCTTCGGCTAAAGTAAGATCGGTATTCAAATCATTTGACCCCCAATTTATCGTACCGTAGTAACGTCCCGCATACCATTTTTTATCTTTCATAAACACTTCTACAGGTGTGTCATAGACATATGACAAATGAAGTAGTGTAAAGTTATAAGAGAAACAATTCCAAAGTTGTAAATAATGAAATGGTAGATCAGGATTTGGTATTTGAGGTTCTGTCAACAAAGCATGTACCGGTAATTTATCTCTCATCACACCATTATTCAATAGTACTTGAAATAATGCTGCTTGTCCTGGCATACACCTAACCGATATGATAACTCCCTCGGTAAGATCTCCATGTCCTTTTTTATTTTGATAAAAGTATTCATTTCTAACCCATACCTTTAATGGGAAAAAGTTGTGTTCTATGTGTGCCATTATTTATTATTTTTTCTTTTTATATATCTGTAAGTGATATATCCTGATAATAAAACACTAGTTACTGTCAACCCCCAAAAGTGAACGTATTCTTCAATTAACATCATCATAGGCTATACTTATAAACACCCTCGTCAAGTTCAACATCCATTAAACCATCGTTCTCAAGGATTTTTTCAATTTGTTCTGGGTTAAATTTTATGTTCTCAGGTTCCATAAAAATTTTGAACGCTTGGTTTGAGGTTAGTTTATTTTCCACCGCAATCTTGTATACCGTCTCATTACTACAATCCAAAATGGACGGGTACTGACCTCCAACGGTAACAATTATTTTATCACCGATTTCTATTTTGTCTAATGAGACCACGTATGGTTTCTCATCAACCATAATCAGTTTAACTTTCTGTTTCATTTTTTCTTCCATATATCAATAAACTATTGTAATTCCCACAGGTGTTACATCCACCGCTATGTGAGTTTTCATTATCATATTCAAAATCTGAAGAACGCATAGCAAGGATATGGGAGATCGTTTTCCAATCTTCCATATCCAATTTACTTAAATTAAGTTTAAGTTCGTCAATAACGCTTTCTTGTAGTTTTTGAATTTCTTCTGTGTTACGATTGTCGTATTCGTGAATAAATAAACTCTCACCATCTATCCTTACATCAGGACCAAAACAATCTTCAACTAATTCAATTTTTTTC